CACCCAAACCATGATAATTTTTATTCAGACCCCAGCATATGTAGAGCCATAACTTTAGAAGGAATGTGGCATTTAAGTAAAAAATATAACAATACTTGCGGTAAGAGTGGTCCAAAGGTTTCTAATCTAGCCAACTTTAATAATATTGATTTTGAAATTTCAAAAATGTCATTTAATCTAGATCCTAGATATACATTTACTAATGATGAAGAACATATTAAAAATGTTGCGATATATAATAATGTGAGGATGGAAACGTTTATTAAATTAGTGGCGGTGAAGATATGAAACATTTAGAAAATTTAAGAAGCGTTATAGAAACTTTAGTTTACAAAGATGTAGATATCAATACTGCAAGAAAACTTCTTGATTCTTATCAAGAAAAAATATCTTCTGTTGAAGAACATTTACTATTAGCGAACCTTTGTAATATCGCTTCTTATTCTGAGTTACAGCTAAAATGTATTGCATTTGCGTATACAAGATGTTTAAACGACGAAAAATTATATGGATATAGAAACGATCTTTCAAGTCTTTACTATTTTTTAAATTTTCAAGAAGAAGCTCTTTTCTATAACAAAATAAATTTTAAAGAGAATCCATCTGATTTTGATGTTCAAATAAATCAGTGTAGGATTTTATCTGCTCTCGGTAGATTAGAAGAGTCTGATAAATTGCTGAAAAAGATAGAAGCTTCTAATAGCGAACAAAAATTTGTTTTAAATAGAGAGATAGGTAAGTATCAATTGAGAAATGGTGATTTAGAAATTGGTCTTAAAAATCTAACAGTTTCTTATAGAAATCTTTATAAAGATTTTGTAAAACACGAGTATTGGGATGGAATTCCAAAACCAGGAAAAACTATTATCATCAATGGTCATGGTGGAATTGGTGATGAATTTTTATACTTTAGATTTTTTCAAAAACTAAAAAGTTTAGGTATGAATGTAATTTTCTATTCTGGTTGGGAAGACGATAGAAGTGACGTTAATGAAATTTTTAGAAATAATGGGGTAGAAGTAGTTACTAGTACATCGCTACTTGATAAAGATTCTCTCTGGGTAAATATGATGGCACTTCCTGGATATATGACTGCCCATTATTCATCCAGTAAAAAATCTTTGTGGGAAGAAGCGTATATAAAACCTTCTAGAAAAGATAAAAATAATTTAAACGATACTAATTTTAAGATTGCTATTAAGACACAAGGAAACCCCCACTATGGGTTAGACCACCACAGAACACTTCCTATAAATGATATCGTAGAAGCTATATCTGACGTAAAGAATGTTTCCATATATTGTTTTGACGAAGAATGGGTGCAGAAAAAGCTAACTCCACGTAACCAAGAAAAAGTTAATAATGCTTGGATAAAAAATTGGGGAGACACTATTGATTTATTAGATCAGATGGATCTTGTAATTTCTTCTTGTTCTGGGCTAGTTCATGCGGCTGGATCAATGGGTAAAAATGTTGCTTTATTTGCACCAATGAATTCACACTTCACATGGCTTTCTAATAGAAAAAACGATACCACATCTTGGTATGGCGATAATTTTAAATTATTTAAACAAACAAAAGTTGGTGATTGGAAAGAACCTATTGAAAAATTAAAGAGTACTCTTGTAGAATAACTTTACAAGGGTTATTTTTTCTGGTATAATACTTTTATTTGAGGTTTTTACATAATGCCAGCCGTACAGAAGTACATTAATAATTTATCGCAATTTACAGTTTGCGAGAAAGCTTTCACTCCAGATGAGATAGATTATATAATTTCTCTTGAATCCAAATATGAATTTAATCATGGACAAGTTGGGGCGGGAGATGGGAGAATAGAAAACTCCACTAGAGATAGTGAGGTAGGTTGGATTCATGAAGATGCAGAATCAAAATGGATTTTTAATAAATTTTCTAAAATGGTATCGGAAGTTAATTATAGACATTTTCTAGTTGATATAGATAAATATGATTCTTTCCAATACACTATCTACAAACCAAGCCATCACTATACATGGCATTATGATTTGTTTGATGGTTATACAGAAAGGCAAAGAAAGATTAGCGCAGTAATCATGCTTTCTTCTCCATCAGAATACGATGGAGGAGAATTAGATATTATTACAAATGGAAATCCAGAAACTCCTGTGTCTCTTAAACTTCAAAAAGGAGATATTGTATTTTTCGCTTCTTGGATGTCTCATAGAGTTCGTCCAGTATTTTCTGGAATTAGAAAAACATTGGTTTGTTGGATTGAAGGTAAAAGAACATGGTAAATTTTTCAAAGTTGAAGTTTTGGGGCGGCAATGATATTATTAGATTTTATTGTTTAGAAGAATTAGATGGAATTTTATTAGACCCAAAACCAGCAATTAAATTTCTACCAGATTGGTTTAAAACTATATCTCCTCATGTTGCAGATTTACCAAAAGATGATTTTGGTGATCCTACTATGTCAGCTAAAAAATGTTTTCCTATGATAGATGCTATGTCGTTGGGATATGTTATCACTACTTCTGGTGATATTAGAATTAAAACCAATCGTGATTGTTCGTCTTTAGAAATCATAAATCCGCCAAATCTAAGATGCGCAGAAACGCATGATGTAAAACAAGTTGGAGGACCAACGGCTCCTGGGTTTCCAGCCAATCCAGTTAAGTTTGTAAATTGGTGGATTATAGAAACTGCTCCTGGTTGGTCTACTCTGTTTCTACCACCAATAAATCATTTCAATCCTTTGTTTACCTGTTTGAGTGCTGTGGTTGATACAGACAAATATCCAAAAGAAGTGAATTTTCCTGCAATTTGGCACAAACCCGATTTTGATGATAAGATTCCAGCTGGTACACCTCTCGTCACAGTAATTCCAATTAAAAGAGACAGTTTTCCAAAGAGACCCAATATTTCAAAAATTACAAAAAAAGAATACGAAAGGGTAGAAAAAATGAGAAGAATACAAGGTTCTAGAAAACATTATTACACAAATGAGCTTCGTCATAAAAAATAATCACATAAAAATATAATAAATAAGATAGTCTAACCTCATTCAGAATAAAGATGCCAAATAGATTTGACTTAGAAAAAACATGGAGAGCCAGCGGAAACGGCGTGTTTACATTTTCTTCCGCTGGAAATGTCGTTTTTCCTTTCGGAAGAGCTGCAATATACGTTTCTGGCAAAGGCGCAGATGGTACCAATAATACTGGTGGAACTGCAACATCTAATCCAATTACACCCATAGCACCTACTGGTGGAACTCCAAGATCTAATCCAATTACACCCATAGCACCTACTGGTGGTACTTTAAATCCAAGTACACCTATAGCAGCTACTGGTGGAACTCCAGCTACTGCCAATCCAATTACACCCATAGCACCTACTGGTGGAACTCCAATTACCAATCTAATTACTCCTGGTGTCGCTGGGACACCATTTAATGTATTAGGAGTAAATTTCCCAGGAGGATCTGCAGGACCATTAGGACCCACAACTGCACCAACTATTCCTGCCACAGAAATAAACTATTACACATACCCAGATAACGCGACTTATCCTGTTTCTGTCCCCGCTGGTTCTGTCGGAGTCAGTGTGAAGGTGGAAATAGACTAGATCTTGTCAACATTCTTTAATATAAATATTAGAATAGTATTCTAAGAAGATGGGCAAGCAATGGCAATTCCAAACAGTAGAACGAGTCTAAAAGATTATTGCCTTCGTAAATTGGGATTTCCTGTTATAGAAATCAATTTAGATGACGATCAAATAGATGATCGCATAGACGAAGCGATCACTCTTTTTCAACAATTCCATTATGATGCTGTAAAGAAAATTTACATGAAGCGTTTTATAACGCATGAAGACATCACAAATAGATGGATTCCTGTAGATCCTGGTGTTATTGGAGTGACCAGAATCTTTACTTTGTCTACAGAATCTGTAAATTCTGCATCTACAAAAAACTTCAACATGTTTGACATTAATTATCAGATTCGTTTGAACGAGCTGTATGATTTCACGTCTGCGGATTATGTTTATTTCGAGTTAGCCAACCAACATATTCGTACTCTCGAGATGTTGTTCATAGGCGAGGTTCCTATCCGTTTTAACCGTTACGATGACAAGCTCTACATCGATGTTGATTGGGGAGGAGAAGTCACCGAAGGCTCTTATATCATCGCAGAAGTATATGCAACGCTTGATCCAGCGTCTAGTCTTTTCTGGAACGATAATTGGCTGAAGAGATACACCACGGCTCTATTGAAGAGACAATGGGGAGAAAATCTCAAGAAGTTTGCAGGAGTTCAGTTGCCAGGAGGTATTGCTCTGAACGGACAGCAGATTTGGGATGAAGCAGATAAACAGTGCTCAGATTTAGAAGTAGAACTTAGAGACATGTATGAAATGCCAGCTTCTTTTGAAGTAGGATAATTCAATGCCTACGAATCTGTATTTTAACAATTACAATTCAAAACAAGAACAACGACTTTATGAAGATCTCGTAAACGAAACTGTTAAGATTTGGGGTATAGATTCTTTTTATTTACCACGCACTTCTGAGTCTACGATAGATCTAATCTTTGGAGATGATCCTACAAAGAAATTTGATGAAGCATATCCAGTAGAAGTTTACGTTAAGAACGTAGATAATTTTGAGGGTCAGGAACTATTTTCTAAGTTTGGTTTAGAAATACAAAATCAAATTAGATTTACGATGACAACCAAGTCGTTTAAATCTAGAGTTCCTTCTACATACTCAAGACCAAGAGAAGGCGATCTTCTTTGGTTGACTAATTTTCAAGCATTGTTTGAAATCAAATACGTTAATCAGCAGCACTTCTTTTATGCATTTGGAAATAAAAACTTCTATGGGTTTGAATTAGTATGTGAAAGATTTCGTTATAGTAATGAAAGGGTTGAAACTGGCATTACTGAAATTGATGATGCAGCGGATGCTCAAACATTTGTATACGATTTCAATATGAATCCAGATGGTATTAATACATACGAATCTGGTGAGATAGTGTATCAAGGAAGTTCTTTATCAGAAGCTTCTGCATTAGCGACAGTAGTATCTTGGGATAAACCATCTCTTGTACTAAGATTAAAAGATATTAAAGGTATATTCACACCAGGAAGTATTCTAACTGGAAATACAACTAGTTCTAATTTCACATTAAACAATGTTGATCTACTAAATAATACGAATGATTCTTTAGATAATAATAGCGAATTAGGATTATTAGCGGATAATATTCTAGACTTCAGCGAGCATAATCCATTTGGAGAACCTGATTTCTATATTACACCAACACCAAACCCAAGTTTAAATACTGCAGATAGTACATCTATCAGCGCAGATTCTTTAAAAATAACAGCGGATGCGGCATAACATGTCAAAACAAACAATCAATATTGGAAATTCACCAAACGATGGACTTGGTGATAAGTTACGCACGGCGTTCACTAAAGTAAACCAAAATTTTAATGAGGTTTATAGTGGTAATTTTTCAAATACGTTAACTGCGAATTTAATAAATGTTGGAAATATTATCACCAATAACGTAAAAACGGAAAGTTCACATCTTGAAGTTACTGTAAATAATAGCAGTTGGTTTTATAGCACAGATATAGTTCCTGGGGGTTATTCCGCAACTCCTGTTTTTGTCTCGCCAAGTGGTGGATCAATTGGTGATTTAGACGCTTCTAATTCTTTCTGTATGTTCTTATCTAATAATGCAAGTCTGTATTACAATTATATCGCGCTAAATTATGCTTACGACCAGTATATGTGGATAGACACATTTGCCGCGTATATTGGAACCAATTGGTTCGGTAATAATACATATCAAAGCACCAACGATGGTGGAGATTCT